AAAACGAGTTAATTATTAAAATGTTAAATCGGGTAATATTTCCATCCGGAAATTATGCCCCTTAAATATGCAATGTTATGGCAGAGAAGCAGGATATAGCAATGAACCAGTTTCCGGTAGTCACAAGTATGAAGTATGTGTATGGGGAAAAAACAGATAGTGGGCAAGCTAAGATGGAGCTTCCCTCATTAAGTGCATTACTGTCTATTAAGGGAATTGGAATCACATCTTTAAACGATTTGAATGAAGCATACAAGGTTTTAAATGAAGGTTTAAGTGTTGTTTATATAGGAAAGACAGAAAATTCACCGATAGAATATGGTGTTTGTATTCATGTGCAGCGTTCATCTAAAGGAGATACCAGTGGTAGCCAATTTATCTTTCAGATGGTAAGCGGAAGGCTCACGTATATCAGAGAAGGCTATAGCAATGGGGATGCCATCCTTTATACTAATTGGAGGCAAATATAAATTACCTATAATAAAGCAATTTATTCATTCTACTTTTTCTGCCTTATCTTCTGCCCCTTAAATGTATTAAGTATGGCAGAACAAGATATTAAGGAAAATGAGATGACTTCAGTCGGTAGCGTGGATTATGTGAGAGGCTTGAAAGGCAAGGATAGTGTACTGATAAAACCTGGCGACCTTCCTCATCCGAATACGGGAGGTGGAGTTATTACTGGAATCGGATTGATTAATAATAAATGGTATAGGATTGCAATTGGTAAAGATGGAATTCATCCTTGCTCTGGAATATTTAATATTGGGAATAGATTCAATAATAACAGTCCCAGAATAATCTTGTTTCACTCTTTTGCAGAAGGTTATGGCAACAGTTCTGTTATAGCAAAATTAGCTTCCTCCCCAGTGCCACCTGTGAGTAAAGTTCGAGTATTATTCGGGAAATCTACATTAGTGTCTTACTTGGACATTTATGTCAGTACTAATCTCGAAAATGATTTCTATATTTCGGCATCATGTTTGATGAATTTCCAGTTGCAGGCTCCGGAAGAAGTCAGTGGAGATATTCCAGAAGGCTATTCTGTAAAGGAAGTTTCCTTCTGATAGTGGCTCTGCAAGCCATGTGGATTTTCATTCTGGTTATGCCCGTTCTGACCGAGATGGCCGGAACGGGTAATACCATTATCAGATTAGGTAAGAGTTACTGACTTCCAATCGCTCCATTTATCTGTCCAACACACCCGTATCTTCATTGCTACGGCTGGGTGATACCCATTAAAAGCAATCTGCACAATAGGATTACCGAGTCCTCCTCCAGCAACACCAGTTCCATTAAACACAAGCAACATTCCATAAGATACTACGCCAGTATTATATATGCCGCCGTTTATTCCATAAAATCCGGTAGTTGTGTAATCATCAAGATTAGATGTGACATCTCCTCTCCCTTGAAACAAACTACTCAATAAATCACTCTTCTTAATCTTCCCCTGGTTATTTCCTTTCTCTACATATACATAATCAGCATCCGTCACTATCTGGAACTGGTTCATTGCTATATCACTACCTGCCATACTCATTACATATTTAAGGGGCAAAGGATATGGTAGGAAAGTGAGAGAGTAGATGGAGTGCTCGAATTAAGTAATCTAAACTGATATTTTCTTTATTCTTATATCACGTTCTTCATTTTGATTATTCTTGATAAAAAAACTTCCATTTAATTCTTTTCGTCCGAAAACAATAGACTTACTTCCATCCGTGTAATCACAATAACGTCCTTTTCCTCCATCTGATATAAAACTATCCGGATAGGAACTACAGATAAAAGCAGCAGAGATTCCAAGTGCCGTAGACGTAAGGAAATACATTCCGTATCCCAAGTTACCAAGGTCTTTTTCCTCATTTGACGCCAACGTGAAGCTATAGGTGTGTATTCCCATCGCATTCATTACCTCTTCCAATGTCGGACTAATACTATTACCATTTGCCGCCAGTCCACGCAGCCGTGCCGGAGTACCACCACTCATTGCATTCTCTTGAATATCTTCTGCCATACCTTGTACGTTTAAGGGGCAAAGGATATGAC